CCGCCGCCGCCCCCGCATGGGCCATCACCCCAATCGCCCCACCCCGCATCTGGTAGGCCTGGGCATTGGCCAGATTGTAGAGGTCGACCGCCGAATCCGGCATTTGGTCGAAATCGCCTTCAGTGGTCAGGTCGATCGTTGCGGCGTCCTCGTCCGCTTCGGCGCGGAGCAGGTGCAGCGAGTCCAGGCCCGTGCCCAGCTCACTCATCAGCACCGGCGCCGACCCGCTCGGCGGGATCGCCAACTCGTCGGCAAATAGCGTCGTACATAGGCCAATCAGACCTAATGCGAGCGCGGCAATGCCGAACCCCAGGGCGATCGGCCGCCAATCAGTCCTTATCGTTCTCATCGCACAGATCTCCTGCAATAACAGCAGCCCGAGACGGGCAACGTCTTACTTGCCGGTCTTCTTAGCCGCCTCCAGCTTGGCCTTCAGATCGGCGTTCTCGTCCTGCACGGCCTTGATCGCCTTGAAAGCCGCGTCCAGCTTGGCCTTCAGGTCAGCGTTCTCGGCCTGGACCTCCGCCAACTGCTCGGCGAGTTTCTCGTTCTCTTCGATCACCGCCTTCTCGCGGGCCTCGGCGCCTCGGGCGAGGGCCTTCTCCCGACCGGTCGGGGGCGCTTCGGTCGCGATCCCGGCCTTGATTCGGCGTTTGGCTTCCTTGTCGTCGAGATGGATCACCTGCCCGGCGCACACAGTGCCATCCGGACCGGCCATCGTCTTGGTCATCTTCACACGCATTGCAGTACTCCCTTCATCAAGTGGCCTCAGCCACACGGTAATCAGCTATCGCAGTCCCAGGCCGCCGTCCCGTCGGCCAGTTCATCGAGCCGCAGGACCGCCCAGTCCGTCTTGTCGTGGATATAGATCAGCGTCACGCTACAGGGCAGTTCGTCCGCCCCATCGCTGGAGAACCCGTCAGCCGTGCCGTTGACCGTGTCGCTGTCGGCCGGTTCGATCGTCACATCCGAGGCGGCGACCTCGTTGGCATCGATAAACGTGTAGATCCAGCCGTCCTCGTCGGCCCCCATCGAGGGCAGCGTCAGGACAATGCCGTCGGTATCGTTCCAGACGTAAAACACCTTGCCGGCCGGATCGGCGGCGGTCGTCAGCGTATCGTTGGCGGTCACCACCTCGACAGACCGCAGCATGCCGGTCAGCGTGCCGGTCCCGTCGCCGGTGATCGTGGCGATGGTGCAGGTCCCATTGATATCCAGTGTGCCGCCGCTGGCGACCTCGATCTCGCCGCCGCTGGCGACGATCATCTTCGCGCCGCCCGGCTCGGTGTAGATCAGCGTACTGTAGCCGGCGGCCAGGGCGACCGAGGCCAGCACGGCCACAATCGCCAGAATGGTCAGTTTCTTTTTCATCGCGAATGCCTTTCGAAAAGACGGGGCCGAGGCTTCCGGCCCCGTCGCTCGTTCAAAGAACCTTATCAGCAGCGAAAGAGACTACTTCGACCCCTCGCTCGGGCTGACGTGCAACTCGTACTCGTCGGCGCCGGCGTCGGCGACGGGGCACTTGGAGCCGCGATACTGCACGTAGATGACGCTCTCAGCCTGGGCGTTGGCGCCGTTCTTGGTCACGACCAGGCGAACGTACCGCTTCAACGGGCGATACAGTTCGCTGACCCACAGTTCGTTGTCGTCGTCGGCTGCTACCGCGATGGCGGTGCCGGTCAGATCGGCCGCCGTTCCCATCGCACTGTCGGTATCCTGTTCCCAGTGGATATCACCGACGGCGCTGGGGGCGATGGTGGCGTGCTTGACAATCGCCAGCACGCCGTCCCAGCCCTGCATGTCCAGCGTCGCGCCGTTGCGGTTGGCGGTCCCGCTGCCATAGTCCAGGGCCGTGGTGACCTTAATGTTCTTACCGAGGTTCATGATGGACTCCTTAGAAATCAGTCCGTTGTCGTTTTCCGGGGCGTCACTGCGCCCACACTGGGTTCATCAGGCCAGCTTGACCCGGGCGAAGGCCTCGGCCAGGACCGGCATGCCGTCGCCCTCGAATCGGCCGATGTAGCCGTTCTGGTTCGTCTCGGCGTAGAGTTCCAGCAGGACCTGAATCGCCAGCGTCAGGGCGTCGACGATCCAGTAGTAGCTGAAGTCGCCGAGGATGCCGACGTACAGGCCCGTGGTGAACGTGTTGGGCGCGTACTCGCTCTCGTTGAACCGCATATCCAAGAGCTTGTCCGGCTCACCGTCCCGCAGGCCGGGCAGCCACATGTAGTTGCCCTGACCGTCCTTGAGCTTGGAAAGCTGCTTGATCGCATCACGGTGGAAGATCCACTCTGCCTTGCGGCGGTAGCCGGCCTTCAGCGAGAACTTGGCCTCGATCAGCCCATCGCCGCGGATCTCGGTCTCCGTGTTGCCGGTCGAGACGTCGCGGGCCGTGCCGATCCCGTCGTCGCTGGCGGTAAAGACACCGAGGGGCGACAAAGCGCCAGTGCCGTTGAGGTAGTTGTTCTCCATGACGACATTGAACTTGTACCGCAGTCGCTCACGCACGATCTGATCGACCGGCATGATCGACCGACGCAGCAGCGTCTTGGAGACCTTTACGCGCCTCGCCAGCGGATGCGGCTTCAGTTCGCGCTTGCCAAAGCTCATATCCGAATCTTCGCTACCGGTCCCGATCTCGGCCGTCCAGGTCGGGTCGCCGGGATCGTTATCGAGACTCGGCGCCCCAAGGCCGTCGCCGGTTGTAACGGTGAACATAGTGGCTTTCTGCCGCATGAAGACGTCGTTATCGAGCGCCTTAATCAGCGTGGTCTGGAACTGGATTGGGCCGGTAATGAAACCGCCGGCAGTGTCCGAATCCATCTGCAGGGCCCGTTCGTCGAGGTGCAGCCGCTGCGTGGCCCGGCCGCTCGCCAGGAACCGACGGAAATCGGCCCGGTATTCGGGCGTGACCATCGCCCGCAGGTGCGGATGATCCGCCAGGTCGAGCGTTTCGCCGTTGCGCAGTTCGATCGTGCGGACCTCGTCGGTCTTTTCGCCCTTGGCGTCAGCCTTGTCCCGGCGCTCCATCTCGCTCTTGCGGCCGGCGGACTCTTCGAGCTGACGCTCCTCGTCGGCCAGTTCGGCTTCGCGGTTGGCGTCGTCGATCTTGGTCTTGAGCTTGGCCGCCTCGTCGAACAGCGTGTCGTAGTTGCTCCGCTCCTCGGCATTGAGGTCGCGGCCCTCGCCCTTGGCCTTTTCCAGAATCGCGCGGGCCTTCTTGATCAGCGTCACCCGCTTGGCGATCATTTTTTTCTTATCCATTTCTGCTTTCCTTTAATGTCTTTGCGTTATCAGGGTGCATCAACGCCGGACAGGGCCACGGCCTCCGTATTGCGCGACGCTATTCGATCTCTGCCAGATCCAATTGTTTTTCGAGAACCTCCAGCGTATCGGCCGGAGTCGTTTCGTTTTCATCGGCGCCCTCGTCACCGGATCGCTCGGCGCAGCGCTTCTCGTAGCTGCGGACGCCCACGTCGGTATCGGGATAGGCCGGGAAGGTCACCGGCGAGACGTCGAAGAGTTTCACCTCCTCCAGCGTGCGGATCTCCTCTTCGTCGACGGTCCGCCAGTTGTCGGTAATGGTGCGGAAGCTAAAACTCATGCCCGAGACATCGCCCCGCTCGATCGAGGTGACGATATCGCGGCCGACCTGGGTGTCGGGCGGCAGGATCTCGACCTTCAGACCCTCCTTGTCCTCACTCAGCGTCAATGTCCCAGCGCTGTTGCGACCGATGATCCGGCCGCTGTCGTGGTCGACCAGGGCGCGGATATCGTCGTTCTTGATCGTCTTGGCAAATGCGCCCGGTGCGATCTGCTCGCGCCAGCCGCCGAAGTCCTCACTGAGTTTGTCGAAAACGGCGGCATAGCCGACGATCCGCGTCGGTTCGCCCTCTTTCTTGCTGAGCCGCAGCTCGGCCACGGCGAAGGACCGTGTTTCCCGGGAATCATTCTTGATCTTAGCCATCGTTCGCGGCCTCCATCAGTTGTCGTTGTGCTTGGGGTGCGCCCGTGTCCCAACTCGCCAGGACCTCGGGCCACAAGGATCGGTCCGAACCGTCGCCGAGCTGGCGGCGGTGTTCGGTGCAGTAGCGATAGGCGATCGCCGCGGCGGCATCGGCCGGCTCGGCGACGCCCCGGGCCTGGAGGATGGGCGTCAGGCAGTCGGTGATATGCTCGGAGAGCTTGCGGTAGTGGGCGTCGAGCCAGAGGGCCAGTTGGGCCGAATCACTCGGCGCCTTGCGCAGGGCCTTGACATCCTTAGTGACGATCCGCCGCCAGGTCGATTCGATCAAGGCCGAGAAATCGCCACGGGTGTTGCCCTCGTCATTGATCCCGGCGGCGGGATCATCGTCGTCCGGCTCGTCGTCCGGGGCCTGCCCGGCGACGACCATATTCAGCGGCTGGAGGAATTCGTCAAGTTCGGGCGGGCCGGCGTTGAGGTTCTCACGCCGGCGCGGCTCCTGGCGATTCATCCAACCGGCCTGGATCGCCAGGTTGTAGGCCTCGTACCGGTCCTTGGTATTGCCCCGCAAGAGGGCGTCGGCGACGAATTCGAAGAACTGCACGCCCGGCCGGGCGCAGAGTTTCAATGTGCAGGGCAGCTCCCACGCCCGCATCGTGTCCTGGAGCGAATAGGTCTTGAACTCGTTGCCCAACTCCTCGTTATTGCTGTAGGTTCCCTTGTCCAACTCGAAGAGCATGTGCGGCGGGATGCCCGTCCAGCGGCTGCAGTCGCCGATCGAGAACTTGCGGGACTCGATCAACTGGGCGTCCTTGGCGGGCACGGAGAACGGTGTGAAGTCCAGGCCGCCGTCGAGAATCGCGATTCTGTGCTTGTTGTCCAGACCGCCGTATTTGCGGTCCCACTCCTCGCGCACGGCTTCCTTGGCTTCCTTGTCCAACGGTTCCGGGACCCTCAGTCCGCCAGCCGGCATGGCGCCGTTGCCGAAGAACGCAGCGCTGTAGCGATCGGCGGCCATGCCAACACCCAGCGACTCGGCGGCGTAGGAGATCATCGAATAGCCCTTGAGGCCGTCGAAGCCGAGGCCCTGGATATGCAGGACGTCGTCGGCCTCGATCGTAAAGGTCCGATCCGAGGCGGTGTACTCGTACACCACGCGGCGGCTCTGGCCCTCACCGATGACCTTCGGCTCGACCTTATCCGGCGGCAGCGGCCAGAGGGCGATCGGTCGGCCGGCCTTGTTGCGTTCGATCTCGGCATAGCCGTTGCCCCAGCCGATCTTGTGACCCGTCAGGGTCTTGCGGAAGACCCGGGCGTCTATGTAGGGGTTCGGCCGGTAGGCCATCAGATGGCCGACCGCCGAGTCGGTCAGTTCTTCCTTGCCTGCGGGGATGTGCTGGTAGTGCTTCAGCGGCAGAAAGCCGATGATGCCGCTGAGCAGGTCCACCGCCCGCCAGTAGGCGCTGAAGGTCAGCGCTGAGTCCGGCGTCACATCGACGCCCGAGGCCGTCTCGCCCCCGCCGCCGTAGAACAGCTTGTTGATCCAGTACGACAGCGAACTGGGATGGCCCAGCGTTTGCTTGGTCGCGCGAGATTCCGGGGCTTGGGCCAGCAGAATACTCATCGGCTCCCCCATCTCGCTTCGGCGAAGAGGATCGCACCAAAGACGATCGCTCCGCCCGGTCGCGACAGCAGCGCCACACCCGCCGTCAGACACAGCAGGCCGACCCAACCCAGAATGCAGCGTCCCCACTTCAAAGGATATCCTCCCCCCGCGCCTTGCGCTCCATGATCAGATCGTTGAGGCTAGCCTTGGACGGCTCGAGGGTCAGGCCGACGCCGATGGCCATGGTGTCGGCGGTGACGCCGTCGATCTTCTCGCTGGACTTGTCCTTGGACGGCTTGATCAGGCCGCCGCGCTCCTCGGCGGTGACGTTGGAGACCATCCACCGCTTGACCGGGTTGCCTTCGTGGTAGATCCGGCACTGGTGCGTGCCGGTCGAATCGGGGGCCACGCCGGCCAGGATCATCTCGAGGTACTCACGGAAGGGCGCCGCCATCGAGAGGATGCCTTGTCGGAAGGCGACGATGGCCTCGGCCCCGAAATGCTTCATCAGATCCTGGGTCGAATGGTGGCCCTGAAAACCCTGGTCGACGGCGATCTTCTCGACACCGTAGGGTTCGCACAGCGTCGCGATGTCGGCGCAGACCTGGTCGTAGTCGACCACGTCCCCACCGGTCCGCTTGATCCAACCTTGCTCGCTCCAGGCGTCGATCTGAGCGGCCATGCGCGGATCGCGCTTGACCGGCCGCTCGGGCAGCCAGAAGAAGGTTTTCAGCGTGTAGCTGCAGCGGAGGATGACGATCTTTTCGCCGTCCTTGTCGTTGTTTTTCAAGGGGATCTCGACCGTTTCGCCGTCGTCGTGGGGGAAGGCCAGGGTAAAGGCGGTAAAGTCGCTGGTCGCCCCGATGTCCAGGGCCCCGACCGCCCGGCGTCCTTCGAACGTGGCCCAGTCGATCGCGGTCTCGCAGGCGTCCCAAGCGTGCATGGCGATCACCCGTTCGAGATGGCCGGTCCGCTGGTTTAAGTGCAGGCGGCGAAAGCTGTTCTCCTCGGCGGGGTTCTCCTTGGCCTTCTTGCAGGCGGTCCGGAGGTAGTCCAGTGAGACCGAGACGCCAAGGTTGGGGTTGGCCTTGTACCAGGTCTTTTCGTTGTCCCAGTCTTTGTCGGGGACCGAGTTGCCCGCCTTGTCGCGGTGGTAGGCCTCGTAGATCACCGGCAGGTAGCGCGGGTCGTCGATGATCCGGTCGCGGACCTTGCAGGCGTAGTCGTATTCGCTGTTGCAGACGCTCGGCTGATCGACGTCGGCCGTGGTCATCATCAGCAGGAGCTGATTGACGCGGTTGGCGCTGGCCATGGCGCTGGTCAGGGCCTCGAACAGTTTCGGGTTCGGCTGGGTGTGCAGCTCGTCGACGGCCTGGAAGTACGGGTTGTCGCCGTGGGCGACGTCGCCGTCGGCGGGAATGACCTTGGTCACCGAGTTATCCGGCTTCTGAATGCTCTTGGTGGTCGCGTAGGGCGTGCAGCGCTGGACCATTTCCTGTTCGTTCTTGATCATCCCGGCGATGTGGCGGTAGAGCTTGGCCGCCTGCTCGCGACTGGCGGCGGCGAGGTTGTTGATCTGGCCGATCTCGGGGCAGCAGCATTCGTCGAAGAACAGCAGGTTGTGGATCGCCGCGACCAGGGGCGTCTTGCCGTTCTTGCGCGGCACGTAGATCAGGCCGCGCGTGTAGCGGCGGGCCGGGCGGTTCAGGAAGTCACGCAGATACCA